ATACGATGTGAAGCACTTACCGCCCGCCATTGCTGAAAGGATACAGGAGCAGTTATCCGCGTTGGATGGTAAAAGCGCGTCATACCTCGATGAAGTGACACGCATCTTTGACGGTGTACGGCTTCCGAGAGTGAAAAGACACAGCGAAGAAAGTATCAAGGCACTAGCTGAGGCAATTAACAATGCGGCAAGGGTGCTGGTGTGATGTATTTCGATGATGATTATTTTCCTGTTTGGTTTGCGTTTATGAGGCAGTATGAAGAAACTGTTACTTGAAGCGATAAACAGAGTACCAGAAGTGGCACGATACCTTGACCATGACGTTATACGGCGGCTTGAATTCAAAAGCCGCATGAGTGCATATAAAGCCGCGCCGATTTCACGCGATGAAATGGAGAAACGACTGGCGCGGTCTATATCCTACGTGGAAAAGCGTTACCTGCAAATCATCACTGATAATAACGGGGCTATTCCGTTTGACTATTGGCGCAATTATGAAGATGAGTTATCACAGGCAATTGCATCCCCTATCCGCGCACAGATTGAACAGTCATTTACGGAGAGTTCAGAGCATACCGCGATTATTGACAAGACCGAAGCTACCGCAAAGATAGACGCGGCGGTAACTGCCACCATTGCCCTGATCGCAAAGAAGATAACCCAAACAACACAGAGCCAGTACCAAAGCCTGCTACAAGAGGGCGTGACGGGTGAAACGCTTATAGAACGGATTGCTTTGCGTTTTAGTAGTGGACACGCCGAACAAATAGCCGTAACCGAATTGACGCGGGCAGAGGGTGAATTTAGTAACGTGCTGTCTGAGATGTTAGGCGAGATCGGACTTAGTACGCAAATCAGGTTGAACACATCCGAGGACGAAAGAGTCTGCCCTATTTGCGGGCCTGCTGACGGGAAACTAAAAGACCAAATGATTACAACGTCAAAAGGCGGGTGGAATGGTCAAACGTGGGGCGAGAGATTTGGAAATCCCCCATTTCATGCTAACTGCCGATGTAAAACGAATGTGGAGCTAAAACGATGAGCAAGCCCGCAGACGTAGTAATCAAAGAGATAATGAATAAGGTTGCCGCGCTTGTAACCGACCCAGCCGCCCGAAAAAGGATTCTAGATAAAGCCGCCGTAAAGTTGGCGGCGTTGGTTGCGGTCTACCCGCCCGAAGGTGCGTGGAATAAATACCCTGGCGCACGTAATGACGGCAGGTGGTATCAGCGCGGGTTCGGTGCTAGGTGGATGAGTAAGGGGGGGAGTATTGGGGGAACTCCCCATTTTAGAGGGGTGGGTGGTATCAATAACTCCCAAGATTTACAACAATCATGGCAGATTGCAAGCAGAGACGAATATACCGCCTCTGTGTTTACTGGTGTTACATACGCCCCGTATTTACTTGACCCTGAACAGCGTGTCAGATGGGCGGCGGAGCATGGCTGGAAATCAACGGACGAAATCGGGGATGAGTTTGCGCCAATATTCGAGGACACTGCACTAGAGGAAATAGATTCACAAATTGGAAAAATCTAAAAATGTGGTAGAATGCCACTAATCAAATACACCGCAAAAGACCCGAACGGGTAGCGGTATAAAACGCAAAGGCCGAACGGCGCGATTGTGAGTCAGTGACTCATGGTTGCGCCGTTTTTTGTTTATGAGGTGAGTATGGAAGATGAGGTAATTTATTGGGGCGATGCAGTAAAGGCGGAGCAGACAGAGAAAGGCGTCAAGCTGGGTGGGTATCTTGTCCGCTTTGGTGATTCCTCCGCCCCTGACCTGACAGGGGACTATTTCACAAAGTCCACTGACTTTGGAGAGGCCACCACATCCGATGTTTGGTTCAATCATCGAATGCCCGTCAAACTTCGCAACGTCAACAAACAGGTTAGCTACAAAGAAAAGTTGCCAAAGGCTAATCTTACAGTTGATGACATTGGTATCTTTGCGGAGGTGGTAATCGAGGCCCGCAACGAGTACGAAAAGACAATTGCAGAGTTGGGAATGGCTGGCAAATTGGCATGGTCATCTGGTACGGCTTCGCATCTGGTAGACCGTAAGTCAATCAAAAACGGGGTGGCTGAGATTACCCGCTGGCCTCTTGGACTGGACGCCAGCCTGACACCGACCCCCGCAGAATTCAGAAAGTCAAATCAAGTAACAACCATCAAATCTATTATGGAGACTAAGAAAATGGACGAAACTATTGATGTCAAGACCGCCGTTGAAGATGCGGTAAAGGCCGCGCTTGCTCAACGTGACGCGGAAATCGAGGCTGAAACTGAAAAACAGGCCGCTATCAAGGCGGCGGAGGAAGCAGGATACCAAAAGGCTCTTGAAGAAATCAAGAACCGCAAAGCCCCCGCTTTCAACAAGATTACGACCCCTGGTTTTAGCGAAGAAAAAGACGCCGTTCCCGCTTTCAAGCATTGGGTAGCGACTGGACAGGAAAATCAGGCCCTTATCCGCCCTGATAGCTCATACAGCGCAATTCCCGAAGCAAAGACCGCGTGGAACGTCACCACAGGCGGCTCTGGTGGGTATTTGGTTCCTGACCCGCTGTACAACACCATTATCGAAAAGCGCAATATCGCGTCATGGGTGCGTCAACTGCCTGTACAGAAATTCCAGACCTCTGCCGATCACCTGCTTGTCCCGCGTGAGTCCACCTCCCATACCGCGTTTGTATTGACGGCTGAGGGTGGTTCTTACGATGAAAACGAAGGTACTGTTTCGCAGAAGGACTTGATTCTGTACAAGTACACCAAGCTCGAAAAGATGAGCGAAGAATTTGTTATGTATAACCAGACGAACTTTGACTCTTGGCTCTCGAATGCTCTTGGCCGCGCCGAAGCCGTGACCGAAAACACCATCTTTACCACTGGCACAGGTACGGGCCAACCCGAAGGTGTCCTTATTGGCGCGACCGATTCCAGCATCACCACCGCCGCGCTTTCTGCTATCACCCCCGCAGAATTGACCTCGCTTATTGGTAAACTTGGCGGCGGCTATAATGTCCCGTCTGAGTGTGGCTTCTTGATGGCGAACGCTACCAAGTGGTATATGATGGGTCTTAATCTCTCTGGCCCGTTTGCTTACGGAAACACCCCACAAAGCCCGTTCTTTGGTTATCAGTTCGCTGTCAATGGTAACTTGGATGCTCACACCGTTTCGAGCGGCAAGCCTGTTGTGTTTGGTAACTTCAACTTCTACGGCGTTGTTGAAAAGCCTGGTATGCTGGTACAGCGCAACCCGTATTTGTTCATGGGTACTGGACAGGTTGGTATCTATGCCTCCATTTTCCGAGGTGGTGGTGTCCTCCAGTCCGAAGCCTTCTACTACCTGAACAACCACAGCTAATTAGTGAGGCGGGTGTAACGTAGTTCACGCCAAGCCCGCCAATATTAGGAGAATAACATGCCTCGAAGATTGAATGATTCAATTGTAGCCCGTCAAGCGATTGCGCCGACTGTAACGTCTGGCGCATTGACAGGGATTGCGGTCAATGGTACGGGGTACAGTCGCGCCCGCTTTGTATTTCAGTTCGGTTCTGGCTCTGGAACTACTGCCGCTCTTGCCGCTGGCTCTGCCGCATGGCAGTGTGCAACCTCTGGCGGAACTTACACCCCCATTACTGGCGCAGACTTGGCCGCTGTTTCGTCTGGCGTTATGTCAGGTGCAAATAACGTCATGATTGTGGATGTTCCTATTTCACCTTCATACCCCTGGTTGAAAGCATCCGCCACCGTGAACAGTTCTACTATCAACAACTCTTGCGTTGTTGAACTGTACAACGGCGTAAATCGTCCCGCTTCATCCGCAGAGCAACAGGTCGTTGTAGTTTAGTAAATCAGGGGGTGGCGAGAGTCACCCCCTGGAAAGTAGATTATGCCTCACGTTACCCATTGGGTTCCTGCTCACGAATCCCCCCGCTGGCCGCCTGTTTTATCGTGGCTAAATTTACAGTTACCAGAAGGATATACAAAGTCATTTGTCAGAAGTGGAGCGAATAACCCACGTTTTGCATGGAATGAGGTATGCACAAACTTCCTAAACTCTAATAGTGACTGGCTATGGTCAACGCACTCAGATGTAGTGTTCGAGCCTGAGACACTAATCAGATTATTATCGTGGGACAAGCCCCTAATATCCGCATTGATTTTTATGAGGCAGGCTCCAATAGTGCCGCACATCTGGAACGGGTACGAAGGCGGCAGGCAGTACGCGCACAGGATTAGAGACACCCGCGAATGGTTTTATCAGCACCGTGAGTATATAAAGTTTGGTCCGTTTGTGATGAACCCGCGCCCAGACGACGCGCTTGTACCTGTCGAATTTACGTCTACGAGCTGCACCCTGATTCACAGGTCGGTATTAGAAAAGATGAGTGACGAATGCGGCGACCAATGGTTTGTAATGGACGACGACTTGAAGGGCGGTGGGGAAGATAGGCGATTTTTCGACATCGCCAAACGTGCGGGCTTTCAGTCCTATGTAGACCGCTCTTGCGTAGTTGGTCACTTGGTAGGTGACATCGCTACCAGTAGCGCGGATTTTATCGCGTGGGATTCTGTCAGTGAATTTAGTGGAACAGGTGAACCGTGACAAGTTATTGCAGTTTATCGGACTTGAAAACATATCTAAACGTTACCGCATCCACAGATGACAACCTGCTTCAAGTCATGCTTGACGCGGCTACTAACCGCATTGATTCACGATGCGGGCGAACGTTTCAAGCGGCAGCGGATACTACGCACTATTTTGACCCATCGCGGGATTTATTACGCGGTGAATTATGGTTTGACGATGACCTGTCCTACCTGACAAGTGTTATAAATGGTGACAGTGAAGACGTAACCGCCGATGTGTACACCAACCCTAGAAACTTTACTCCGTACTATTCTTTAGGCTTTAAGTCATCTGTCCCTAATAACTGGAATTACACGACAGACATTCAAAATTCAATCTCTGTCACGGGCAGATGGGCGTACATGGAGCGCAAGACAATCACGGCTTTATCCAGAAGCACCAATGTAGTAACTGCGACAGTAGCCGCCCCGCTTTTATCGGTAGGGATGACGGTCTTTGTCTTAGATGTGGCAGATACATCCTTTAATGGTAGTTTTACAGTTACGGCTAATACAGGCTCAACTATCACATGGGCGCAGACCGCATCCAACGACACAGATACTACGGGAGTATTGTTATACACTCCTACCGACATCGTGACCGCCTGCCGCCGATTGGCCGCATGGATGTATCGCCAGAAAGACACCCAGCAGGGGGACACTGACCGCCCGCTCTTGGCTGGTGATGGGACTGTAATCATGCCTACTACGTTACCGCAGGACGTTGAAAAGATGCTACTGACTTACACGAGGTTTATTCGATGAGCATCCTAACAACCATCTATGATGACCTCGAAGCAATGACGGTATCTTACGTTGACA